CTCGAATATGAGATGTTCGTCTCTGACATTACCGAAGGGCTTGACGACAACGCGTTACGCTGTCGTCGGTACTTCATGTCATCTCATAACCGTCGCGCATTTGGTATCACGGTCTGCCGTAATCACTACACAAAAAACTTCGCCACAGTTTTGGGCACTGCCAAGCAGGTGGGCATATCTCGCAACGCTGCCGAAAAGATTGCAGCAGATTGCGAAGGGGAGGACTACATTACCTTTCGACGTTGCCCACAAAACTATCGGTGGATAGAAGCACGCCCACTTCTCTTAGATTGCTGGGAAATGTACGCCGAAAGAGTAAGGGCTTTCTCAAACGAGATAGACTTTGCTTCAACAACCCTTGCCATCAGAGGTATCCAAGCAGTGACAAGTTGATGGTCACTTCCATCTTCATAACTTCAAATTAAGTTATGTGTCACTGCCACTAGACTAACTAATTTCAATTTTTAATCATGCGTAATCAATAGCTTACGCAACGGGGGGAGCCTTTCCTAAACGAAAGGTGTTGACATAGATGTATCATAAACACTACATTCATGATAGCCCACAGAACAATGGGCCTTATCAACTATCAACTATCACAGGTCAAAATGATACTATGTCTAGTACAAATCAGAACTTACGTTTCGAGCTTGCTCGCCTTGAAGCCAAGCTCGACATTATCACAAACCTTTTACTACAGCAGGGTAAAGATGCTACGGTTACGACGGACGCTGCTACTTCCGTTTCCCCCGCCGAACTCTCTTTGCTCCGAACTATGACTGCCAAACAACACGTAACTGCACAACTCCTTATCGAAGGATGGGCGAATAAAAATATTGGGGACGTCCTAAATATTGCAGAGAATACTGTTAAGCTACATGTAAGGGCCGTATGTAAGAAGGTCGGCACAAAGACTAGAGGGCAGGCTGCTCTCGTCATGCACGACATTCTCGAACGCGTAGACCCTACCGAATATGCCCGAAGTTCGGGCGGCCTACCAATAGACTGGGCACGAACTTACGATCCTAACGTGCCTGACCCATACGAAAACTTATACAGAAAGGAGTAATCATAAGTGCCACTCTTCAAAGTAAAGAAGCGCAGCGGTGGCAAATTCTATTACGCGACAGGTAACTGGCAAGGCTTTCGCGTCCGACACTCACTGGGTACAGCCGACTACGTACACGCAAAACAATTAGCAGCGGAGTACGAAGCCAAAGTTCTAGCGGGTCACATAAAGCTCGGACAGAAATCCATACACGGAGCACAAAACAAATTCCGTTCAGTCGCTCGTCGCTATCTCAAGTCGCCCCATACTGGGAGCAGCAAGTCAACAAGGGAGTACGTCATGCGTCTCGTAGATTATTTCGGAGATTACCAAGTCAACAAGATCGACTTGAACGACATCGAAGAATATGTCGAGGAGAAGCACGTCAACAAAGGCAACGCCAACTCAACCATACGGCGTGACCTTAACCAACTCCAAGGCGTACTAAACTTTGCCGCATCCCTCGGGTTACGCGACACCATTAAACTGAAGAAGCCGCGCGAAGGTAAACACAAAACGGATACGTTATCGCAAGAAGAGATCGACGCAATCTTTCCCGACTTGCACCCTGACATCCGACGCCTTTGCAACTTCCTCTTACATACTGGTGCGCGTCCGATTGAGGCGATGCGTCTGACCTACGACAACGTAGACTTCAGTAACAACACTGTAGTCCTCGGTTCGTACAAGGGCGCAGACGGAGAACTTAGGGAGCGTCGGGTGCCCCTCAACGACAGTGCACTCGCAACAATTCCACGTAGTGATCCGCCGCCGCACACGTATCCGTTCTTACTCGAAGGCCGCCCTTTCGAAACGAACAAACAGATCGGATACCACTGGCGTAAAGTCACAGACAAACTTGGCATTACCAAGTCGCCTTACGCCTTACGACACACATTCGCTACGCGCCTTGCGCGTAACGGAGTACCGCCCAAAGTGATCGCCGATCTACTTGGGCACAGCGATCTAAAGATGGTCATGCGTTACATGAACACAACCTTCGAGGATCATAAAGCAGCCGTGATGTCCCTTGCATAGGGTCAGCCACACAACTTGAGTACACACCGAAAGTTAAGCAATAAGAAAGATGAATAACTCTCTTGCATATCAATCGCCTAGCGTTTACATCCGTCCACGGAAACGTGGCCGAGCGGTCGAAGGCGCTCCCCTGCTAAGGGTTTCCCTAAAATCTTCTCTTAACTTTCGGTGTTCATTGAGCAGCCCAAGAGTGCACAACTCTTGGTTCAAACATCACCGCAACTATTGCGTTGCACACACTTAATTGGGTTAAGAATGATGATTACATACACATCAAAGGTTATCGAAATCACAAACGTAACACGTACTGGTTCCGCTTATTCTCTTACTGATGATGGCGAGAATTGTTACATCTCCGTCGCGATGGCAGAAGCCTGTGACGTACGCAAGGGAGACAAGTTTCAAGCAACTTTGCGCCCTAATTATCCAGAGCGTCAAGACATTGCGCGTTGGATAGCAGTGCGCCTTCATCAAGATCATGAGAACACAATTCTCGTCGAGGACGATGATGAAGAAGTAGTCGAGCAAGACGATTACGCGGCAGAAGAATTTGTCGAAGAGGTTGTCACAACGACACAACCCGAAAAGGTTGTCGAGCCTGTGACTGCCACACCCAGTCTGCGTACAATGCGCGATCAAATGTTTACTATTCTGCTAAACATGGACAACTCCGATTTAGACGACATGATTTTAGAAACTTTGGATGTCGATCCGATGGGTTTCGTAGACGTCTTGTGGTCTGTCCTCTCGATAAATCCTGTCCCTCTTTCGGCTATGAACGAGGTGCAACACGGATGCTACACCAAAGTCCAAAGTCGTTGTGACGTTCTTGCTCGGGCGGGTAAACTGGTGGAAGCCAGATACACAACTCACAACACCGAAGGAAAAGCGCACACGTCTCTCGTTTATGGACGTCGCATGGAACAACTCAACCCAACCGTGGTTGTGTAAGGAATTGGCACCTCTTTTCTCCTCATGACTGGGGTGCCAATTAAAGCAGGGTTCTGCATTACCCTGCAAACGTAAGGCATGAGTGCGTAAACCATGTCAGTGCAGTGATGGATGTTTTTTAGACACTCCTTGTTCCAGAGACTGCATCCTTCCCGTTGCAAAGGGATTGTATTTTATCGGGGCGTTCAGTTGGTCACTGAGCGCCCCATTTTCTTGGGCCTTCTCGGGTGCCCCCATATACACGTATGTATATACAAAAAAAGAGCGGCTAGTCGCCGCCCTTCAACAAGTTCATTACTCTTGCCGCCTTGCTTGTGGGTGTCGTAGCTCCAACCATCTCGCTCTTTACGCGCTCGATCAGCTTCGCCTTCCAGTCCTTGTTCTTCAGTGCAAGTGTCAGACCTAACACAACCATATCATTCTCGGTCATGTCTGCTGTGATCCCGCACCGTACGTACCCATCTTTGTCGATGCTCAAGGCAGGGGCTTTCCCATCTGTCACGTACAATCTTTTGCGTACGTATTTGATCTCTGCTTCTTCGCTCAAAACGGCGGCTCCTCTCCTTCGTGTTCGGGTTTCCACACGATGTCCTCGTCGAACATCGCAAGCATCCAGCCCACCAAAGTCGTGGGCCATGCAACATCTTTTTCCATAATTTTCTCCCAACAAATGAGTACAAAATCTTGTACAAAATCTTGTACGTTTACTCGCTTTCAGGTAAAACATTCAGGCAAGGCGCGACCGTTATAGGCATCGGTCATTGGCGTGGGTTTTCCCGACACTCTCCGCGCCTCGCCTTGCACGATTACCTAATCTTTTTCCCAGTCTTGACGTACGCCCAACTGCTTCCGTGGCTATCAAATCTGGGTATCTTCGCGACCAGTTCCTCGTTCACCATGAACCTCAGAAAGTTCGCAGTCGTTTGGGTGTTGTAACCTGTACGACTTCCTATATCCCTGCTGTTCAAAAGTTCGGCATCGCCCATCACATTGAGGATAGTCTTGTACACTTCTGTGCGTCGATCCTTCTTTTCAATCGACCTATCTCGTGCCTGTTGCTCGCTGTACGAAAGCTCCCTTCTTGCCATGTCGCATGGCAGTCGGGGTCGTAGCTTCTTCTTCACTTGCTCACGCTCGAACGCCA